TTACCGTTTTTCGCTTCTAACCCACTCTTCATAGACATGTTCAGGCCAACCTAAAAATGTACCGCCTTTTGTTTTTTGTGGTTTTGGAAACTCCTTTCTCTTTGCATACATTCTCCATAACGTAGTTTTACTTTTGCCAGTTAATTGAACCATTTCTTTCATTTTTATATATTTTATTAATGCTGACATATCTCTCTCCACACTGTCCGTACACAGTTTAAATAGATATTAGTTAATGCTGTTGGTAATTATTTACTGATCTCCTTAAGAAAAGAGATCCAGTGCGTCTTATCATTTTTCCCTACACGCTGTACTGCTGTTGGTTTTTGGTCTGTTAGCGCTAAAATTTGTTTAACTGGTATTTGGGTTTCATTCCATTTGAATAGCAATGTTCCTCCTGGTCTAAGTACTCTAAATGCTTCACTAAACCCTTTACTTAAATCTTCCCTCCATGAGTCTTTATTTAACGAACCATATTTTTTAAACATCCAGCTATTTTTACCAACCCTGATTAAATGAGGTGGGTCAAATAACACTTGGTAAAATGTATTATTAGAAAATGGAAGGTTTTTAAAATCAGAAATAATATCTGGTGTTATATTTAAAATTCTTCCGTCACATAAAATATGTTCTTCAGCTCTAATATCATTAAATAAAATACGGTCATCTTGTTTATCAAAATAAAACATACGAGAGCCACAACACATATCAAGTATCGGTTTCACTCTTCACCTCAAATTTAATATTTGAATCTTTATTTATCGATAATCTTAAACACGTCTTGTCATGATAATAAGATAATAGATCCTCTTCTTTTTGTAGATCTATTGATGCTTCATTTCCCCAATATCTTAAATACCTAATTCGATACCAGTTATTACCAATTTTAATAACATCATTAGGATTTAATTGGTTTATTGATTTATCCATTATTAAATCCTTTTAAACTCAATAACCCACGCCCATTCGTTATTTACCCAGCTATCAATTCCATATATTGCAATCCATACCGCAGCAAAGTCAGAAATATGTGCATTTAGTTTCCCGTCAAACCCCTCGGCTTCTGCATCACTTTCGCTGATATCGTTTACTTGCTGAACCCAAACATCAGTAATTTCAATTCTCCCTTTGATATTACCGTCCTTGTCTGCAACGTTGATGATGTCACCAGTTTCACCATACGGGCAATCAACATCAACAAATCCATGACGCCATGCTGCGCATACTTGCTCTGATAGTGTGTAACCTTCTTGCCATGCACCAAGCTTGCGTAACTCTTCCTCGGTCACTTTTGGCTGTGGCTCAATCGGTCTACGTGTCTGCACCTTTCTATCATCCATGACGGCCGCTAACATGGCATTGTTAAACTTGATTCTATCTTTCATTACTCGACCTTATTTGCTGAAAACACTGGGTCAAAATCACGCTCAACTTCAAACGTGCCAAGATATTGGTCGTCAATCCATAGCATGAATAACAATGGCCATTGATCCTCCCATCCATCACAGTTATCGTGATAATATTCTGCACATGCTTCAATGCATGAATTGAGGTCATCATCAACACTGAAGTTATGATCATCTGGTAATTCATAGCGTAGGTTGTTGGTAATTTCTGATGTGTTTTCGTCTTTACTGTCTGCTATATAAAACTGAACTATTGACATTATTCATTCCTCTTCATTGCATCCCTGCGAGTTAAATTAAGCTGTCCGTAGCTTTTCTATTTCTGGATATAATTCACGAGTTATTTTTAACGCTTGCTCAGTGCTAACTGCACCTTCCATTTGTTTATTAAACCAAGCGTTAATATCTCCAGTGTTGCTTTTCATCTCTTCGTAAAACTCTGAGTCAATCCACTGGAATATACTTTGCGACCACAAGTGAGCCTCTTTGGCATTATTTTCTGAAAGGTAATGCTCAATCACTAAAAGTAATAAATTTAGTCTGTGTAATTCCCACCCGTACACATGACCTCTAGCTACTTCTTGTTGAAGCGCGTTAATTTCTTCTTTGAGTTTATCTGCCATATCTACCTCCTATTGCATCCTTGCACTGAGTCCGTGGTTTATTAATCCAATGTGACAATGACTGCTTTATCAATGGGCGACCAGCTTAATGGCGCATGCTTGTCGATAACTTTATTTAGTTTTTCAAAAGCTTCGTAAAGCTTAGGCGAAACTTCACCATCTTCTGGCAGGATATCCACAAAAATGTCGTTAGGGTCTAATGCTTCTGGATAGTTTGGCTTGCACAATACGAGTTTTAAGTCATCAACAGATACTTCGTGTTCTTTGCAATAATTACGAATATCATCGATATCAAAGAAGTATTTATCACCAAAAAACATTGCTACTGATGCTTTGCCATCCCACTTAATACGCTCAAAACTATTGAATCTTTCTTGTTGATGCTCTTTCTTGCACGCTGGACAACCCCAGTTAATGACGAATGGCTCTTGATTTGGGTGTTTATCACAAACATTATGAGTTGCACCGCAATACCTTGCTTGGTGTTCGTTATCGCCCCAAAAACGACCGTCACGATCAACCCACCCAGTAATAGTTTTGATACTTGCAGCTTCTGGTGAATTATATAAAATGATTTTATCTTTCATGGTTATATCCTTTGGTTAAACCACATTAATTAAATGGCGTGGATACATCAGCCCAATTGGAGCGAAGGGAATATCATCGTCAAAATCCATTGGTGGCTGATTCTGCGGTGCTTGCGGTTGAGCGGGTGGCTGATTTTGCTGTGCCGATTGTGACCCTGCTGATTTACTAGCACCGCCTAGCATCTGCATCGAACCGCCAACCTTTACAACAACTTCTGTTGTATAGCGTTTAACGCCGTTATCATCCCATTCGCGCGTTTGTAGTTGGCCCTCGATATAAACTTGCGAGCCTTTGCACAAATAGCCACTGGCGATATCAGCGAGTTTTCCAAACAGAACGACACGGTGCCATTCTGTTTTTTCTCGGTTTTCACCCGTTTGTTTATCTCGCCACTTTTCTGATGTGGCCACAGTTAAATTGGCAACAGCACCACCAGAAGGCAGGTAGCGAATTTCAGGATCACGACCTAAATTGCCAATGAGGATTACTTTGTTTACTGATCCGTTAGCCATTTTCAGTTATTCCTATTTGAGTAAAATCGCCACCAATAAGATGGCGATTAATTAATAATTAAGCTGAAAACTTGCCAATGAATGTTTCGATATCACTTTCATCAAATTCATCACAAAGTAGATTGCGAAACTCTTGAGCGATTTGTTCTTCAAGGTTTTCAAGTTGGACAATACGGAGCACTAAAGTGGGAACATCACCGCCAGTAAGTACGCTATAACGCAATTTAATGTTACGTTCTTTTAACTCGTCATACGGAGTGCATGTAAACTGGAATGCAGTTGGCATAACATCTTTGCTTCTTGCTTCAACATTTTCTAATACTGAACGTTTGGCACTAAAATCGTGATCTTCATGTTCAGCAGAGCGTGTTGATTCAATCGTAATACGGCGAACAGCAGAAATAGCTTGTTTGATATCTAGAACATTGCCGTCAGCATCAAACGCCATTAAATAATCACGCCAGTCTTCTAACCATTCCGCTAATTCTTTTTGACGATGTTTAACACCATCAATTTTTAATAGTGCTGCGAATGGGGCTGTTTGTTTTAATTTCACAAGAGCCGTATTATCAGCATGACCAGGCTCACCAATTGTGCCGATATTGAAAACAGTTTTGGCACTCATTTCATCGGCATCAATAAAGCAGCTAACACCTTCTTCAACTGCATTTTTGATTGAGTATTTAACAAAATCACTGATGCTTGTTGTTTTCATTTCACCACGGAAACGGAAGCGACCTTCTTGTAAGTTTTCTAAACTACTTACTTTAAAGTCATTAGGAAGGACAATGGCAGGGCAAAGAGACTTCTCTATTGCATTGAGACTTAATGAAGCCACCGCCATATTTTGAATTTGCGAAATAGCATTACCGTCTAATTGAGACATGAATAAACTCCTACTTATTTAAAAGCATTAAATTAAATGGATAGGTTTAATTAAAAATAAGGAAACTAATTAACGGATTTTAATTTCCCGTCGGGCTGACCCTGCAAAGAAAATAATTGACCTTGGTCTTCTTGCATAATGGTCAACTTACCACCTTTACCTACGTACATTGGTGTTTTGGTGGTGTCTTCTTCAGCCCGTTTCCCACGTGGTGTTGGTGCAGAGAATTTAAGTTTATGAGTTATTTCAACTCGTTTTTCTTCCATTGAATTACTAAGGCGAGCAATATCTAATTCAATAGTGACTTTGCCTTTTCCACCATTATTTAAAACGCCTAAAGCCACATCATTTAAAACAGCAGAGACTTTATTTTCAAAAACGCCAGCGTCCAATTCGGAAAGAAAGTCAGGAACATTTGTCTTACGATCTTCTTGGCTCATTTCTATAACCTCACGTTATCACTTCACACAATAAGAAAGGGCACTAGCTACAGTAGATACCTGATATGGACTGTCATGGATGAATGCCAGCACCCTTACTTATTGTTAGAGTCATAATCAAAAAGAGCGGACCACCTGTGGTTTCATCAGCCCGATTGGGATTCGGATTTCTAGCTGACTGCAGGTTACTTTTTTTCACGCCCACGCTCTTTGGTTATAAAACTAACTCTATAAAAATGGCTGACTGAGCAGAACATTATCACCACACCCCCGTTAATGGTTTAAGACTCAGCCAGCCATTGTTTCTCTTCACACGTTCTCTTCACACATAAAAATCATTTTCTTTGGGTCTGAATAGCACTTTTATTTGCGTACTCTGCTATTTCAGCATCCAGTTTTGCTAGTTTATCCACCAGCTCTTCACGTCTTACGTTTAACTCACCGAGGACTTTGATAGACGATAGTTTCTCTTTCATCCAATCGACAACATCTCTATCAGTGAAATTAGCTGGCGGTATGATTGTTGGTTCAGTTGTCATAGTTATTCTCTTCACACAGTTTATTTCGCTTTAGAAATAGAATGCAACTAAAAGTAGACATTGTCAACAACTAAAAGTAGAAAGTAGGGGCGTAAAAAAACCAACTTTTAGTTGGTTTTAATGTTTATGCGAATTGTTTAAACGACATTGGTAGGCTTCTTATAAGCTTTCCATGAAAATAAACTTCATGTATTTCATGATCATCAATGAAAAATGGAGGGTAAAAATCATTATCTGATATTACAGCTAACTTTCTACCTTTAACGCGTTGTAATCGTTTAATAAAGGTAGAATCTTCAAAGTTAAAGATATAAATACCATCACCATTGAATTGATTTATTTTGGTATCTATAAAAAGTAAGTCTTTAGGATTCAGTGTTGGAGTCATACTATCGCCATCAACATTGATGATCATCACTCCATCTAAATTACTGCGACCAAACAACTCGTAAACACGTTCTTGAGGTATTTCTATTGACCTAACAACTTCTGGAAATGGATTATTAACATAACCATTGCCAGCTGATGCAAAAACTTCAATTTGTCTAACTATGGCTGTGTCTTTATTGAATTCATTTTTAGGATCGGTTTCTAGGCCGATTCCATAATCAAGATATGCTGGGGTTGAAAAAACGGTTTTAGCAACTAATTCCATCTTGTCATCTCTAGGTTTGGCTGTGCCTAATGTATATCGACGCGCCATTTCATAAGACACGCCAACCTGTTCGGACAATTGCCGAATATCTACATTAACCTCTTTCATTCGCTGGGTTAGTCGTTTAGCGAAACTATCATATTTGTTATTTTCTACCATAAGTAGAATTCTATCTACCAATCCTGTCATTGTCATTTCTATTTTAAGTTGTTTTATTTGTCTACTTTAAGTAGTATTGATGTATTACTTAAGGAGAGGCATTCATGCACCAAGAAAATTATACAGAAAAAGCAATTAGAACAATTGGAGTGCCGTCTGCGGTATCTCGAATGTTTGGCTTTAATTCCCCTCAGTCAGTTTTTAACTGGATTAAAAATAACAAAGTACCAGCAGAGCGAGTGATCCAATTATGTGAGTTGGGTGGTTGGGTTGTATCACCTCATCAATTGCGCCCAGATCTCTATCCAAATAAAACCGATGGTCTGCCAAAACAATAACAAAACCGTTTAAAGCAGTTAACTACAAAAATTTATCAATGGTGGTAGGAAATGAGTAACCAATCAATAAAACAAGTAGTGAAAGAGATGTGTGATGTAACCGCTGGTGGACGCGAGGCAATGGCTGGAGCACTAGGTCTGTCTTTAACATCATTCAACAACAAGCTTTATGAGAAAAATGGTTGTCGCTCATTTGATTTAAACGAGTTGTTAGCGATGCAAGATATTTCTAAGACCGTTTTATTTGCTGAATTTGTCGCTCGTGAATCAAATCGTTTACTCGTTGACAGAATTAGTCCTGCGGAACTGGATGAAATGGAATTGTTTGTACTGCGTAGTGGTGTTGACGAAATGCAGGGGCGTTTAGCGTTATTCATGAAAGATAGTTTGGCTGATGGCGTTATTGATAACGAAGAAGAGCAAAAGATAAAAATGATGTTGGATGGATTAATTTCGCAGATCCGCACATTTATGAATGCGTTTGTTTCGTTGCATCAAAAGAGAAATTAAAGATGGCTATATCCAGAAAGGGTGAAGCCAAAGGTGTACGGCCTCTGGCTTCGGTTTGCAAATTTCAATTGTGTGAAGAGAAATTAGCATGAGTAGATTATCAAACTTAGCATGCCGTACGCAAGTACGGGCTTCAATGCGTGATGGTCGTTTTGTCTATGAAATTAAAGTACCAGAAGGCTATGAAGAAACAAACTACCAATTTATGCGTTGGCTTGTAGATGATTTCAATTCAAAACATGGTTTAAGGGCGGGCAATGAGCAATGAGAACCCAAACCAACTTGATCGCTACTACAAAAATCACAGGGGTATCGTTGTTCATGTTGTTCGTTATGACAGAGAAAAACAGCGTGTCATTTTTATGCTGGATGGTTGTGATGATCCGCAATGTGAACCCTTGCAACGATTTAAAGAGAAATACACCAGAGTTAAGTGAGGCGTTGCTATGACGACTATTTTTGATGTTGTACAAGCTATGTCAGGGCAGAAAAACGTCATTGTTATTCCTGTTCCCTATTTAGATTTTTTCAAAGGTGATCAGCAAGCTCACGCCTTGTCTGCAATTTTAAATCAACTTGTCTTCTGGTCTGGCGTTTCATCAAGTGCTGATGATGGTTGGTTCTATAAAAGCCATGAAGAGCTGGCAGAAGAAATTCACGGACTTTCTGGTGAAGAACAGGCTCGACGCCTTGTTGATAAATTACGTAAAAAATATTTCCCTGGTGTGATTGAAACTAAGACAAAAAAGGTCAATGGCACGCCAGTTACTCACTATAAGATAGATGGTAATAAACTTATCTCTATGATTTTCCCGTCTATTTCTGAAACGTCGAAAATGAGGAATGGAAACGTCGAAACTGCGGAATCGGAACGTCGAAACTGCGGAATGGAAACCGCAGAAATGCAGAATCATGGAAACGTCGAAAGTGAGGAATCCTATCTTTATACAGATCTTAACTCAGATAAAAACTTACAGATCACTAAAGACCTTTCGTCGCAGAATTCTAACGAATCCAGCGACCAGCCGAAAAATGATTTTTTAACTCGTTATCCAGAAGCGGTGATTTACAGCGCTAATTTCCAGAAATGGGGTGATGAAGGTGATTTGAAAACGGCAAAATGGATGTTTGGCCGTGTTAAAAAACTGAATCCATCCGCGCTAGAGCCTACTTGGTATGACTGGGCGAATGATATTCGTTTGATGCGCCAAATCGATGGACGTACCCATGAACAAATTTGTGCATTGTTCGATTGGGCCAACAAAGATTCATTCTGGCACCAAAACATTTTAAGCCCTCGTAAATTACGTAAACACTTTGATGAGTTGATCGTTCGTAGCCAAAAGCCAAAGGATGAGCCGAAGGTTCAAGTTGATACCGTTGAACGTGACAGCGCCTTCTCTCGTTTGATTGGTTCTCGCTCTAAACCTCAAAACCGTATTGAAGAGATCGCACTTGAATTAGCAGGTAAGACAGGCATTCGTCGTATGAGTGAGTTTTCTGGTCGTCAAGCATGGAACAGTATTTGGAAACAAGCGACTGAAATGTCACAGGAGGTTCAGCAATGATTGATTACGCACTGAAATTACAGGCATTAAAAAGCCAATCTGCTCACAAATTAAAAGAAATTGGTGATCAATGGCGAACACCTGAAAATCTGTATTGGGGTATCAATTCACTCTATGGGCCGTTCACGCTAGATCTCTTTACTGATGCGCAAAACAGCAAATGCCCTCATTTCTACACCGTTGAGGATAATGCGCTTACTCAAGATTGGTCGGAAAAACTCAAAGAAATTGGCGGTTCAGCATTTGCCAACCCTCCTTATTCACGTAGTTCATATCATGAAAAACAGGCTGTCACAGGTGTTCGCCACATTATGAATCATGCGTTGGCTATGCGTGAAAAAGGCGGGCGTTATGTTTTCTTGTTGAAAGTGGCCACAAGCGAAACATGGTGGTGTGAAGAAGCGGACCATATTTGTTTTATTCGCGGTCGTGTTGGCTTTGACGTTCCTCAATGGTTTGTTCCTGCAGATGAAAATCAAGTACCAACAGGGGCATTTTTTGCTGGCGCTATCGTGGTGTTTGATAAAACGTGGAATGGTAAAGCCATTGATTACATTCAACGCAGTGAGTTAGAGCAAATCGGCAAAACATTTATTGAACAAGCAAAATGGCTTGTATCGAGAGGTGTCGCATGAAAATCACAGAGCAAATCTTAGCGTTGTACAAAGTCGGTGAAGTAGTAGATCGCGACATTGTCACTCGTGATTTGGACACTAATTTAGCTGGCGCATCAAGAGCACTGGCACACCTTTGGACTTTAGGTGCATTAGTCAGAATTAGCGAAGAACGTCCATTACGCTACAGAGTAACTAAAGAGGCAGAAAGAGTTTATTCAGTAATAACAGAATCACGTAAATCAGGTGAGTCAGTCTACATTGAAAAGTTGAATATTCAGAAGGCTAAAAAATGCGCTTTGCCAACTATCAAATGGGTAAAACACGCCACTTCTAATTTTGCTCTCATGGGTAAATTGCCAACAGAGCCTTATGACTCATTAGTAAGAACAGTAAGAGGTAATCACTGATGCTAACTAAATATATTCTGTTCGTTGGGTTTTGGTTTGTAGTGACATTACTGATTGGATTGTGGAGGACTTATGCCTGAACTTATGCTCACGTTGCCATTTCCACCCAGTGTTAACTCATACTGGAGAAACATTAAGGGTAGAACGCTGATCAGTGAAAAAGGGCGTAAGTTTCGAATTAACACCATTGCTTCTGTATATGAGCAGCTAAAACGAAAACCTAAAGCAATTAAAGAAAATGTTTCTGTCCTGGTTCGCTTATACCCGCCCACAAAACAGCGCAGAGATATTGATAACTTTTTAAAAGCCCCGTTTGATGCATTAACACATGCGGGTATTTGGGAAGATGATCAGCAGGTAAAGCATATGGATGTGATGTTAATGGAAGTCGTAAAGGGTGGAAAGTTAGAAATCACTATCCGCTCATTTAATAACGTGATGTACGGTCACGAATAAAACGTGGAGAGAAATAGCATGAATGGATTAATTGTTATTGATGGTTTTCAGGTTCGTAGAGATGTAGCCGGTCGCTATTGTTTAAATGATTTACATCGAGTGTCAGGTGGCGAAAAACGACACCAACCATCGAACTGGAGTTCATTGGCTCAAACGAAAGAGTTGATTGATGAAATTTCGACCGCTCCTGAGATCACAGGAGCGCCTATTGCCACTGTCGCTGGTGGATATAACCAAGGGACGTATGTTTGCAAAGAGTTAGTGTATGCCTATGCAATGTGGATCAGCGCTTCTTTTCATTTAAAAGTGATCCGCACCTTTGATGCTTTAGTGTCACAACAGCACCAGGAGAAAATCAGCGATAAAGTGCAGGCCGGTGTGATACTACTTGAGTCAATGTCGAAAAGTTTAAACTTCTCGAATTCATCAAAATTAGGGGCTTATCAAAAGTTACAAGCAATGGCAGGATTACCTGAATTAGCCCCTGTGTATGCGATTGATGCACCCAGTGGATCTATGGATGGCTCCAGTCGTCCTACTGTGGCTTTATCAACACTGATTAAAAAACACAATTTACCCATTTCAGCACCTCAGGCATTTAAACGTTTAGCCGAACTCGGAATTGTTGAGCGTTTATCACGTCCAAGTACGAAAACTGCCAGCAAAGTAAAAGAGTTCTGGTCAGTGACTGCACGAGGTTGTCAGTTTGGGAAGAATATGACGAGCCCTAATAATCCTCGTGAAACCCAACCGCATTTCTTTGAGAGTAAAACGGATGAGTTGATCCGTATGGTGATGTTGAATAAGCAGGTAAGCGCATGAAGTTACTATTAACGCCGTATATTCAAAAAGAATTGGGCGTTGTATTACTTAAACCGGGTGCTGAATTACTCGAGCAATTTAAAAAGCATCACCGCGTGATTATTAGCGATGTTCCAAAAAGTTTAGACGTGTTGCCCTCAGGCTCATTAACGGGTGATGAACAGCCGATTTTAAACAATAAGCACATCATTCAATTTCTTAATAGCAAAAAAGTAATCCACACCATCGATAAAGTATCACCAATGGATACATGGGTTATTCGTAATATCAAGTGCTGCCAGATTGATAACGATGAAGATAATTATCATCACCATGAGTTAGTAACGACATTTAATGAGGCTGGCGTGATCCGCACTTGCTGGCATCACGATAATCATATTCGTCATTCATCAGCAGGTTGGGTTGCTGAATTGGCTCATAAAAATCGTATCAATTGGATGTTAGGCACTATTCGTTTTCGTTTGAGATTAGATGATGGCCACCAGCTAACGATACCTGACTTTTTCTCATTTGCAGTAATGCATAGTTTGGTTGATGAATTACCCGAAGCGATATTGCGCCAGATTTTAAATTGGTCAGATAAACAAGAAGAACGCAGAGTTCACGGTGGTTTTCCTGAAGCTGACATTATCCCAAGTAACGTAACGGCACTATCCGCAATGAATGAGCGTTTAGATGCGATAAAGCCGATTATTAAAGTTACTGTTGATCCGGAGCCACCAGCGTCATTTCTTCTTAAACCTAAAATGCAACGTTGGGAAAGCCCCGACTGGCTCCAATGGGTAAAGACTCAACCGTGTTGCGTCTGTGGGCAACAGGCTGATGATCCGCACCACATCATAGGTCATGGCATGGGAGGCATGGGTACTAAAGCTCACGACTTATTCACTATTCCATTATGTCGCATTCATCATGATGAGTTACATCGAGACCCAAAACAATGGGAAGCCACTCACGGCAATCAAATCGAATTGTTGTTTCATTTTTTAAACCGTTCATTAGGCATCGGTGCATTTATTTAACGTGTGTACGGCACGAGTGGAGGAAATATGCCAATTTATGCGCATGACTTGGAATATTTAAGTGATATGGCATCGATAGCTACATCAAACTTAAGAGCTTCAACAAAAGGTCAGTTAGAAGCATTTGAAGATTTTGGGTTAACAGACACGAGAGCAACACCGAGAGTTAGAATGCGAGATTTAAAATTAAATGGTCGTTTTGTTTGTCGTGATACTGATCCAATCTATGTATTAGAAACTCGCTGTCGTCGAACACCAAAGCCGATGATAGAGCCTGTGGATTTTTTATTATGCTCATGGCGTAGGGCTATCAATGCATTAAGTGAAGAGCAACACTCATGGATAATGTATTGTTATGGATATAGCTTGAAATTTGAGCATCAAGTTAATATCAGTGTTCATGTGTGGTCTGAGTTTGAAAAACAGCATAAAGGTAAAAAGATAACTAAAAAAGTTAAAGAACGACTAAGATCATTAGTCTGGTTATCGGTTCAGGCTTGCACTAGGCGTAATTATTCACAAACAGAGCTGGCTCGCTTGGTGGGTGTTAAGCGTGATAATTGGAGTAAAAACTATCAAGTATATTGGGATTATCTACTTTATGTGTGTTATGAATTAGATAAATTGGCATTACTTTCAATGAGGCGAGTTAGAATCGAGTTGATCAATAAAAATAATAACGACAACTTGCAAAAGTCAACAAAATAGGCGATATTTAAGTCTAATTTGGTATGTTGCCAAAATTGTTTATAACCTCGCCTTTGCGGGGTTTTTTGTTATCTAATTAGTGGATAATGCTAAAGCCAGTTAGCACCAGTAATAGCCTGATGCTCGGAAATAGGAAACTTGGGAATGCGGTAGAGCGCATCGAATACCGAGACTGTGGAGATTGGCACCCACATCCACTTTATTTAATTCCCCCGAATTCGAGGGAATAGCAACCTGTAAGTTATCATTATAAGCTCATCCATCCGGAAATTCCGGATAGTTCCTTGATATGTGATCTAATGGTAAGAACAACTTAACTATTTAACATATTATCTCTTTGTGTACACAACAATAAGAGGTATTTATGTATCATCATTACTATGTTCATACATCTACTGATAATCATGGTGATTATGAGGTTCATCAAGATGGTTGCGACCATATGCCTAACGCGTCAAACCGGCAATATTTAGGTTATTTTACCAGTTGTGCTCAAGCTGTTTCTCAAGCAAAGGCTAATGGGTATAGAACTGCTGATGGTTGTTATTGGTGTTGTAGAGAATGTCATACATCATAAATAAAAATGTATGAATTAATTAAAGATCGCCTAGGCGGTCTTTTTTATTATCTAAAATAAGGAACGAAATTATGTACGCACTTAAATTAATTGCTGAACGAGATGGCCGTAAAGTAGAGGAAGTCCACCGCTTGGGCGAAATGTACCGCTTGGAGTTTTATCCTGAATCAGAAAATAAAGATATCGTGGCGCGGGTTGAACACACAAAGAAAGATGCTATCCCTTCATTTGATATTAAGCGTACAGATCATGCTTACATTACGACAGTAACAGGTGATACTGTTCGGGTTATTTCCAGAGGCAGAAAAGTTTGCCAGTAAGGTCATTTCGGTGGCCTTTTTTATTGGAGAAAATATGAAAAATTTATTTATTAATCTATGTATAAAGCTATCTGGTAAGACTAAAGAGCAATTAAGTTTAGCTTGGTCATTTCATTATTTCGTTACCCGATCTAAATATAAAGCTTATTGGCGAGCGGTATTTCATTAATTATCGAAAACCTCATGCAGAGATATCGATAATTGCACACTAGGTGGAGTTGTGCCCACCATCTATTTATATGCAAACCACAGTATCAATCACACATTAATCACTTCACACAAGAGCTGTGTGTCTGCATCCCTTTAACTAAACTCGGACACTCCGTAGGGGGTGTATATGCGCATGGAAAAATTGACCAATGCTACCTACGGAACGGCTGGATTAACTGCCTTTTTTGCAAGTCTCTCATTGTATGAATGGGGCTTTGTAATAGGGATGGGATTTAGCATGCTTCTTGGAGTAGCAACTTATCTGATGACACGGCGAGAACAGCGAAAACGAACAGCATTATTTGCTGAATTGGTTCATCGAAATTGTTCTAGTGATCCGCGAGAAATCGAAAAAATAGTCGGTGAGATGCTGACTAAAGCTAAAAAGGACATCTAATGAACCTAAAACAAAAAGTGACAGCTGTTGCGAGTGCTGGCGCTGTAAGTATTGCACTAACAGTGATTGGCTATTTTGAGGGCGTGCGTTATGAACCTTACCGTGATGTTGCTGGAGTTCTGACGGTTTGTTATGGCCATACTGGAAACGACGTCATTCAAGGTAAGACCTATACACAACAAGAGTGTGATGAATTACTGCAGAAAGACTTTATCAGAACGCAACAGCAAGTTGATATCCTGGTTAAAGTGCCGGTCGATGATAAAACAAAAGCGTCTCTATATTCCTTTGCTTTTAATGTGGGTAGCACGGCTTTTGCACGCTCTACATTGCTTAAGAAATTAAATGCTGGTGATCAGAATGGCGCTTGTGAAGAAATGAAACGCTGGGTTTATGCGGGTGGAAAGGTTTGGCGAGGGTTAGTTAGTCGTAGAGATGCGGAGTCAGCACTATGTCATGGAAATCTTTAATCATTATCGTCGGTTTTATTCTTACATTACTCATCTCGGTCGCTAGTGGCATTTATCTCTCAATTGATAATTCATGTGTTAATGATAAAGCCAGTTTAGAAAAACGCTGTCAGGTAGCTCTATCACATCATCGGTACTAATTATGAAGCACTGGAAACTTTACATTGTCATTGTGATAGTGGGTATTGTTGCTGGTGGTGGCGTGCTGATTAATGCACAAGTTAAAAGAATTAACACGCTGACAGAAAACAACAAAGAACTTACTGCAACACTTGAAGAGCAGAAGGCTATTAATATTGACTATCAAGTGCGCATAGAGCGACTAAATCAACTTGATACAAGACACACACAGGAGCTTGTTAATGCAAAGAATGAAATCAACACTCTTCGTGATGCTGTTAACTCTGGCGACAAGCGGGTGTATGTCAAAGCCGAGTGTCCAGCAGTCACAAAGAATTCCACCGAAAGCGGAATCAATGAAGCCACCGTACGACTTAACAAAGCAGTTGAACAAGATTATCTACGTCTCAGAGAAATGATAGTCGAGAACGAACAGCAAACTTTGTATTTGCAGGATTACATTAGAACGGAGTGTTTAAAATGAGTAAGGCAACACAGTCAAAAAATAGCAGTGAATTGTGGAATTGGTTTGGATTGTCTTATGCATCATTTCTAGTCATGCCAAGAGTTCTCATGCATGAAATGCCTACTGAATGGCAAGATAAAATGGCGGCTTTATTGTATGAATATGATGAAACATTCGACACGTCATCTGTTTGCCATTCAGTAGTAGTGAGTGCAAAAGACAAAAATAATAGGTTTATGAAGATGCCAGGTTACATCCTGAATTATCGTCGGCCAGATCATGAAGAGATTGATAAACTCAAAATTTAGCCAACAAGAAAGCAATACGGGAAATTGAACAACAACGAGCCTCTAAGTAATTAGGGGCTTTTTTTATACCAACAGAAACAGGAAGAAAATATGTTTACTTTAAAAACTATTGTTAACGGTGATGTAAGCCTCAGAAGCGAAAGTAGTCTATCAATAATTAAACTAGGTAGCCCTCGATTCATTGAGTTACTTGATAAGTTTAAAAATTGGTCAAACCCTGATTACGCTATTGAGACTCCAGCGGTTTACGAAGATGCTGAGTGTACAAAAGCGATACAGGAAGAAGAGCTAATTGTTAGCGAAAAGAGCATTGATCACGTTGATGTGCAGAAAGACTGCATTGCAATCATCGTTACAGAATGTGAGTCAATCACTCACCCGAATATGAAAGAATTTAACGGACAGATGTTTGAATTCATTTACAAAGGTGAATCAGCTTATATAACTGACGCAAACGGACATACCGTAGAAGTAGTTCGATAGAAAACAATCGCCTCGTAATAGCGGGGCTTTTTAATGGAGAAATATCATGGCAGTAGAAGGTTCAGATAATCCAGTTAAATTCCGTGAAGAACTGGATAAAAGCATTCCAAAAGAATAAAAAAAGCCCAGTATGGGAAACTGGGCAATACTAGCAAGATATCAATTAAAGTATAGCGATAGCTACTTAGTATAGCTTAAGTAGGTATATATACCAGATTGATTATTCTTATTTATCTCCCACTTAAATAAACAGCACAATATAAAAATAAACCTGTGAGTTTGATTTCACAGGGTGGCTGAATTTAAGCAAAAAATAAATACTCATTAATCATACTGCTATTTTTATTTCGTGCCAATAGAAGAAGGCGTAGCGTTGTCGCTGTCTCCTATGTTAGCTATGACCTGTTTTATTCTCGACAGAGAGCACATAGTGAGAATCAAAAACAACGAATACCACCGTTTTGTTATTTATCGGTCATTATCAGCAACGTCAGCTGTAGGTAGAAGGAGGGGCGTGACGATGGAGAGACATAAACCTATTTAATTCTACAAACGTCATTCATTGAGTGGCGTTGATAGAGTTTATTTAGATAGCCATCAGTTAACCGCTGGTGGCTTTTTTATTGGAGAACACAATGTCAGATAACACTATTCAATTAAAAGTCTCAGTAGATACAAGTGAGTTAGATAAGCTAGAAGAGCAACTCGCTCGCATTAAGCAACTGACGCAAGATGTAGAGGTAAAGCCTAAATCAATACCACAGTTTGTTGGTAAGTTATTTATCAAAGACCCCTTTATTAATTCTGCAGGACTAAAAGATGTAGCTGTCAGTTATAAGTTAGAGCTGGCCACCAAGGCTCAACTGACAAATTTACGAACGCAAATTGATCGACAAGATATTGCTATCACTGAGTTAAAAAGAGCAATGGCAACTCAGCAACAAGCATGGTCACAAGCGGTGAGTGATTTAACTAACATAACGTGGTGTAGTCAGAAGTAAAGGTGAGAAATCCCGCCTTTAAAATCAAAGGGGATTATTCTCCTCTTTAGGTCATAGGAGATAACATGCCACCTCGAATACCAAGAGCGTGTCGCAAACAGGGATGCGCCAAGACAACAACAGAACGTAACGGTTACTGCGAAGATCATCAGAACCTAGGATGGGAAACCCACCAGCGTGGTAAGTCTCGTCATCAACGTGGTTATGGCACCCAATGGGATAAGTTACGAGTGCGTATACTCAAGCGTGATAAGTATCTGTGTCAAGAGTGCTTAAGAGCAGGACGAGCAACCGAAGCAAAAACAGTTGACCATATCATTGCTAAAGCACATGGGGGTACCGATGATGATAGTAACCTGCAAAGCCTGTGCTGGTCCTGTCATAGAGCTAAGACAGCAAAGGAAAGAATAAAATGACGCAAGATGAGCAGACCTTACTTATGTTTAAAGGGTTGGTTGCTGAACTTCCCGAACAAAGCAAAGTGAAGGTTGAACATTGTATTACTGAAATAAAAAAGTTACTGATTGAATACCCTGATGGTGAAGCATTGCTTGCTGTGGGCTATATCGGTGCAGAACAGCAGATGAAAGGTAATATTGGTCAAGGATAACAGTGCAACCTTCATAGGGAGGGGCGGGTCAAATCCCTACCACTCTCGCCACCTAGGACCGCCCCCTTAAGTCAATTTTTATAGACGCGAAATAAGGATTATTTTTTTCGAAACTTTTTAACATTTTTAGGAGGATAAATGGCAGCCGGTATCCGTGCATCTGGTGGTGGCCGGAATAAAAATTTACCGGCTAAAAATTCTAAGAGTAGCATGACAAGGATTGCCCCACCTGCAGAATTGATGGGAGAGTCAGCAATAAAACTCTGGAAGACACAAAGTAAAATCTTGATTGAACGTGGGACATTTGAACTTGAAGATGCTCCTCTTTTAGTTGCGTATTGCAATGCTTTCGAACTCATGCTTACAGCAGAAAAGGTTATTTTAAAACAAGCTAAATTAGATTTGGAAAGTGGTGGTATTACTGAAATGAGTGGCTCGGGTGGATTAAAAAAACACCCTGCTGTCGCCGTTCGTAATGACAGTGTTTCACAAATCGCTCGTTTAGGTTCATTGCTTGGGTTGGATCCACTTAGCCGAATGAGAATGACAGGGCCTAGTGAACAGAATAATGATGAGAACGAATTTGATGAGTTTTAATTATGGCTACTTATCCGAGCGTCAATGCTGCAAACCAATACGCTAGAGATATTGTTAGCGGAAAAATTTCATCATGTATTTATGTTAAACAATCCTGTCAACGTCACTTAGATGATCTCCAAAAAGCGAAAGAAAAAGATTGGCCTTATCGTTTTGATAAAGATAAGGCAGAGCGCTTTTGTCGATTTGCTCAACTTATGCCCCACACTAAGGGAGAGTGGGCAAAGCGTAAATTACGGATCACACTAGAACCGTGGCAACTTTTTATTTTCTGCGTAGTTTTTGGGTGGGTAAAAAAGAAATGTGGCAACCGTCGCTTCACTGAAATGTATGTTGAGGTACCGCGTAAAAATGGTAAATCATTGATTGCTGCAGCCGTTGGAAATTACATGTTTTGTGCTGATGGTGAATATGGTGCAGAAGTGTACTGTGGTGCCACAACAGAAAAGCAAGCGTGGAAGGTATTTGAGCCAGCTTTAGCCATGGTTAAGAAATTACCCTCACTGAGGAAACGATTTCAAATCAAACCATGGGCAGAGAAAATGACTCGTCCTGATGGTTCTTTATTTGCTCCTTTGATTGGAGACCCTGGTGATGGTGATAACCCAACCTGTGCGATTATTGATGAGTATCATGAGCATTCAACAGATGCGTTATATACAACAATGACAACAGGTATGGGGGCGCGAGAGCAACCATTAACGCTAATTATCACAACGGCAGGATTTGATATTCAAAGTCCTTGTTACGATAAGCGAGTTCAGGTTACTGAAATTCTTGAAGGCATTCGTACTGGTGGGGCGAATGAGCAGATTTTCGGCATTATTTATACCATAGATAAAGATGATGATTGGAAATTACCAGAAGCCATTATTAAGTCTAACCCAAATTGTGATGTGTCAGTAAAGTACGATTATCTTTTAGCAAAACAAGAGCTTGGTATTACAACACCAAGACAAACAAACCAGATAAAGACTAAACATTTCAATATTTGGGTTTCTGCAAAATCAGCGTTCTACAATATGGATCATTGGCGTAAAGCTGAAGATAAAAGCCTAAAACTAGAAGATTTCTATGGTGAAGATGTCTATTTAGGTATTGACCTAGCAACAAAGCTGGATTTGAACTGTGTAGCTCCTATTTTTATGCGAGAAATTGGCGGTAAAAAACATTATTTTTCTGTATCTCCATTATTTTTTGCGCCAGAAGATACGATTTATTCAACCGATAGTGACAAGTTGAGGACTGCGGAACGGTATCAAAGTTTTGTCAATCAGAAAGCATTAATTCCAAGTGATGGTGCAGAGGTTGACTACCGTTTGATTGAAGAATCTATCTTAAAATTAAGAGAGCATTTCAGTATTGTTTCCAGTCCAATTGACCCATCTGGTGCGGTGGCGTTATCTCATCGACTACAAGATGAAGGATTAGAGCCTATTTCTATTACTCAAAATTATACAAACATGAGTGATCCCATGAAGGAAATAGAGGCTGCTTTAGCTTCAGGGCGCTTTCATCATGATGGAAACCCTATTATGACGTGGTGTTTTCAAAATGTGGTTGGTAAGTATTTGCCGGGTAGTGATGATGTTGTTAGACCAACAAAAGATGGCAATGAAAATAAAATTGATGGAGCTGTTTCAGTCATGATGGCTGTGGGTAGGGCAATGCTGAACGAGCCAAGAGACTTCCTTTCCTCTTTAGATCCTAACGAAGACCTTTTATTCCTATGAAAAACTTATTACTTGATATCACTGCACTGGCTGGCGTTGGTGCGGTTATGGCGGGGTGTTATCTAAAATATGGTGTTGCTAACACGCTGATTATCGGTGGTTGCATTGCAATAACCTATGCCTTGGCGGTAGCCATGAGGGGGAAACGTGTTAATTGATGCTTTGTTCCGCAATGAATCACCCAGTTTAGAAAACCCCAATACACCGATTACTGCCGACTCTATTGATAATGACGGATTATTTACGGCTGATGTGTATGTTAGCCCTGAAACATCCATGAAATTAGCAGCAGTCTATGCCTGTATTTATGTGCTTTCATCGTCTATTGCCCAGATGCCACTGCATGTAATGCGAAAGTCGGGTAATAGGGTAGAAACTGCGCGTGATCATCCTTTGTTTTATTTAGTTCATGATGAGCCTAACGAGTGGCAAACCAGCTATAAATGGCGTGAAACAAAAGAGCGTCATGTATTGGGTTGGGGAAATGGTTATACCCAAGTTATTCGTAACCGAAAAGGCGAGGTGACAAATTTAGAAGCTTGTATGCCGTGGGAAACGACACTGCTTAATACCGGTGGTCGATATACGTATGGCGTTTATAACGAATTGGGTAATTTTGCCATTAGTCCTGATGACATGATCCATATTCGAGCGTTGGGGAACAATCAAAGAATGGGAATTAGCCCCATCATTCAACATGCGGAAACCATTGGCATGGGAATGAGTGGGCAGAAGTACACTAGCTCCTTCTTTGGGGGGAATGCTCGTCCTGCGGGGATTGTTTCAGTAAAAGGTGAGTTACAAACAGCTGGATGGGAACGACTGAAAGATATGTGGCAAAAAGCTTCCCGAATGCTACGAAGCCAAGAAAATAAAACCATGCTTTTACCTGCGGATCTGGATTACAAAGCGCTGACTGTTTCTCCTGTTGATGCACAACTGATTGATATGTTGAAACTTAATCGCTCAATGATTGCAGGGATCTTCAATGTGCCGGCTCACATGATTAACGACCTCGAAAAAGCTACTTTCTCAAACATCTCAGAGCAATCCATCCAGTTTGTACGACATACCATCATGCCGTGGGTGGTGAACTGGGAGCAGGAATTAAACCGACGTTTGTTTACTCGACAAGAGCGAACAGCTGGCTTTTATGTGCGATTTAATTTAGCGGGATTACTACGTGGAACACCAAAAGAACGTGCTGATTTCTACCACTTTGCGATTACAGATGGTTGGATGAGCCGTAATGAGGCGCGTGCCTTTGAGGATATGAATCCTGTTGATGGTCTTGATGAAATGTTAGTGAGCGTCAATGCCACCAAGTCTGCAGGGGGAAAAACAGAAGAACAAAAAGGGGATAACGATGAGCAGTGAAAAAGAAACACGATGTTATGTCGGTGAGGTTCGGGCAGAGGCGGGAGAGGAAAATAAGCCGACACATATCGTGGGTTTAGGCTCTGTCTTCGACTCCCGGTCCGAACTGATTTATGGATTTCGTGAAATTATTAAACCAGGGGCGTTTGATGATGTACTCAATGATGATGTGCGTGGGTTATTTAATCACGATCCAAATTATATTTTAGGGCGAACAACCGCAGGAACCTTGTCGCTTAGCGTCAATGAACGTGGGCTTGTTTACGATATTACGGCACCTGATACACAAACCATTCGTGATTTAGTGTTGGCACCGATGCAACGTGGCGATATCAATCAAAGTTCTTTTGCCTTTCGTGTCGCGCGGGATGGTGAAGACTGGTACCAAGATGATGAAGGTGTCGTTATTCGTGAGATAACACGATTTTCTCGACTCTATGATGTTAGCCCTGTCACCTATCCGGCGTATCAAGATGCAGACTCTGCGGTTCGCTCAATGAATGCATGGAAAGAAGCCAGAGACAGTGGCGATCTCCAAAAAGCAATTAATCAAAAATTGGCGCGTGAGCGTCTTATGACTTTACTCAATGCATAAGGTAATACTATGACTATGAAGCTTCATGAATTAAAACAAAAACGTAACACTATCGCGATTGATATGCGCGCCATTCACGAAAAAGTGGGTGATGGTGTGATGACTGAAGAGCAACGCACTCAATGGAATAAAGCGCAAACTGAACTTGAAAATTTAGATGCTCAGATTCAGCGTGAAGAGCAACTACGCTCATTAGATCAAGATTTGGTTGATGACAAAGAGAAAGAACAGCGTGGTCAACAACCGAATAACCCTGAAACAGAGCAAGCAGAGCGTCGCAACCAAGCGTTTGATCGCTTCCTGCGCTGTGGTTTTGGTGAACTCACTGCAGAAGAGCGCCAAGCGGTCAAAGAACTTCGTGCACAGGGTACTTCGCCCGATGAGAAAGGTGGCTATACCGTTCCTACTCAGATGTTGAATAAAATTGTTGATCAAATGAAAGCCTATGGTGGTATTGCAAGTGTGGCTCAAATTTTATCAACTGCCACCGGTCAAGATATTACCTGGTCAACATCCGATGGTACTGATGAAGAAGGTGAATTACTGGGCGAAAATACCGCAGCAGGTGAGCAAGATGTTGAGTTTGGTACTGCCATTTTAGGGGCTAAAAAACTTACATCAAAAATTATTCGCGTTTCGAACGAATTATTGCAAGATAGTGGTGTAGATATTCAAGCGTATCTGGCTTCACGTATTGCTCAGCGCATTGGTCGTGGTGAAGCTAAATACTTGATTAAAGGCACTGGAAAAGGATCACCTGTACAGCCATCAGGTTTAGAAACCTCAGTGACAAATACGGTTGATGTAGCCGGCGCCTCATTAAGTTGGAAAGATATTACCGAGTTAGAACATGCGATTGATCCTGCGTACCGTAATAGCCCTAAATTCCGTCTTGCTTTTAATGATGATACGTTGAAAAACCTAAAGTTAATGGAAGATGCGCAAAAACGCCCTTTATGGCTTCCGTCTATTTCGGGTGTCGCACCCGCTCAAATTTTAGGTATGCAATATGTTGTTGATCAGGCTATCGACAAAATGGAAGCGGGTAAAAAATTCATCTTCTGTGGTGACTTTGACCGCTTCATTTTACGTCGTGTGACCTACATGACGTTGAAGCGTTTAGTTGAACGTTACGCAGAATATGACCAAACTGCGTTCTTAGCTTTCCATCGTTTTGATTGCGTACTTGAAGATACTTCTGCAATTAAAGCACTGGTGGGTAAAGGTGCTGGTGGCACTAAATAAACATTAGCGATATGTAAACCAGTCACCGCTTAATTGCGGTTTTTTTGTGCCTGCGATCTGTGTAGGTCGCAGGTATTGGGGGATTTATGCCACTACCCACACTAGAAAAATTAAAGCAGCAATGTCGATTGGATGAGGGTGATACCTTAGAAGATGAATTGCTAAAAACTTATCTGATGGCAGCAAAGCAACGAGCTGAAGGGTATATCAATCGACATCTCTATGAAAAGGATATTCCAGAGGAAGATCCTGACGGTTTATTAATCACTGATGATATTGAGTTAGCTCTTATGCTGGCCGTTGGTAATTTCTATGAAAATAGAGAAACAGCCATATTATCAGCAGGATTTAAATTGCTACTCGATCCCTATCGTCATATTAATCTGTGAGGAATGATGAAAGCCGGTGAACTCAATAAACGCATTTCTCTTTCCGATTATGTCAACGAACGTGACGATCTTGGGAGTGAAAAAGTCGTTTTAAAAAAAGTCGCAGAGGTATGGGCTAAAGCCGAATCAATGTCGAACCGTAAAATTCGCACCGCTGACCAAGATCAGGTAATTGAGACCTATCATTTCACTATTCGTCCTCGTTCTGATGTTGATATGGGGTGGCTGGTGGGCTATCAGGGGCGATTATTTACCGTTCGGGCTGTTGATCGCAACCAGTCAGATAGAACCATTATTACCACGGAGGCGAATATACAACATGATAGAAGTTGATATTAAAGCTGATCTGGAACGTATTACGGGGTTGTTAGCTTATCCGCTGAAACTCCCTTCTGATAAATTAGAAGGAGTTATCTATCAACGAATTAGTGACCCAAAGATAGACTCTGGATTAGCCCACACATCACTGGTTCAAGCTCGCTTTCAAATTGTTATTCAAATACCTGATGACTACCCAAAAGCCTTAAAATTGGAATCGGCACTCTGCCGTGAATGGGAGGCTATTCAACACGGTTATATTGGCAACTACCCTGTTCAAACTGTTCAACGAGGCAACTTTCTGCAGGACATGATTGAGCAAACGGAAAATCGTAAAATCTACCGCATTTATCGTGATTTTATTATCACTTATCCCGAGGGTGCAACGTGATAACCAACCTTAGCGTGACAGGGTTGGATGAATTAGGTCGGAAATTAAAGCAGTTAGAAGTTGAGTTAAAAACCAAAATATTACGTGAAGCAGGGCGAGAAGCCATGCAAGTTGTGAAAGATGATATGGAAGCGCATGCAGGGTTTGATGCAAAAAGCACTGAGCCTCATATGCGAGACAATATCACCATCAAAACGACACGAGTAAAAAACACGAATGGGGCTGTTATGGTCACCGTAGGACCGACAAAACCTCATTATATGAAAGCTCGCGCTCAAGAGTTCGGCACCATCAAACAAGTTGCCCGTCCTTTTATTCGTCCAGCCCTCGATTACAACCAACGTGCGGTGCTCAATACCTTAACTGAGCATATTCGCCATGCCCTTTCTTTATATACTTAGGAGTAAAAATAATGGCAGATCAAAAAACATCGCCAGAATACGCCATGCTTCCCGCAGGAACTATTGTGAAATTTGGTAAAGCGGGTGATACCGTTGAACAAATGAAGCCACTGGTTAACTGTAAGGCATTAGGTGCCACAGGACAATCAGGGAGCTTTGTTGACGTCACGACACTCATCGATAAAAACAAACAATTTATTTCTGATTTACCTGAAGGACCTGAAAAGTCGTTAGGCTTCATTGATGATCCAGAAAATGAAAACTTTGTTGCGTTCTTGAATGCAGCAGAAAAGCGTGAAACGGTGCAGTTTTACTGCGAACTTCCTAATAAACGTACCGCAACGATGATCCTTTCATTATCAGGCTGGGAATTAAATGACATCTCAGCGCCTGCTAATGAAGCCATCCAGATCACCGTAAAAGGAAAACAAAATAACCTTGTATGGGGAACTTCTTCTGCAACATCAACAGGAGATCAGGGTTAATGAAAGGATTAAAAGCCTCTTTACTTACAGCGAAACCTCAAATTATCGAAGTCGATATTCTATGTGGAGTAAAGGTAAACATTCGTCGTATGACGGCGAATGAGTTGATGAATTTGGAACTTGAGGTTTCTGAATTAAATCAACATGGCAAATTACGTGAGGCATCATTACGTAACGTAGGTATGTTGCTGAATTGCTTGGTTGATGATGAAGGTAAACCGATAAGTAAATCGTTACTACCCAAACCAGAAGAATTGGTTAACGTCCATGATAACGCGATCCTCATCGAAGCGATTAACGTCGTGAAGCAACACTCCATTGGCACGTTAGACGAGGCAAAAAAAAACTAACGGATAGCCCATTACTCTATTTTGCTTATCAACTTTCTGAAGAGTTGGGTGAAATTGATCCCTATCGCGTTCTCAATTTGCCTGCCAATACATTACTGGGTTGGCAGGCTTATTTTGCGCTCAAATCAGAAAAACCAGGTGTAATACCACCATCAGATATACCTCCCTCTCCTGAAAGCGCACATCAACCAACAAGCACCTCTAAATCTGTTGAACAGCAATGTTCTGACGTAATGAAAATGATAGGAAGATAATATTATGGCCACTAATTTAGCCGATTTACGGGTTGGGCTATTGCTGAATGACGCCAGTTTTAGAAGCAATATTACAGGCGCATTAAACCATGCAGGGCGTGAAACAGAACGTTTTTCTAATAAAGCAAAGCGTGAAACAAAAGCGGTTGCAGATGGTTTTTATTCAATCAGTCATCAAGTGACGAATGTTGCAGGACGACTGGCGATGTTAGGTGGAGTGAGTTTATCCATTGGTAGCATTTTAAATATTTCTCGTAAGTATAGTCAGGCAATTTCTGATCTGAGTGCGATTACGGGTGCGTCTATTGAGCGCATGAAAGAGTACAGTATTGCCTCTCAAGAGCTGGGGCGAACAACAGAATTTGGCGCGATAAAAGTAGCGGATGCCATGAAACTCATTGCTTCAGCAAAACCGTCATTACTGCAGACAGCTGGTGCCTTGGAGGATGTAACCGCTAAGTCGATTACCTTGGCGCAGGCTTCCGGCATTGAGTTAGCCGATGCTGCGAAATCACTTACATTAAGCCTCAACCAGTTTGGTGAGTCCGCTGTCTCATCTGAGCGTTACATTAATGTGTTAGCGGCAGGTGCGAAATATGGTGCCTCGGAAATTAACGAAACAGCACAAGCCATTGTGAAAAGTGGTACCGTTGCTTCTCAAGCCGGCGTTTCATTTGAGCAACTTAATGCGTCTATTCAGGTTTTAGCCGGAAAAGGGATTAAAGCTGAAGTTGCCGGTACGATGTTACGTAACGTTCTATTGGCTTTGGAGCGTTCAGCTGATAAAAACTTGCGTCCATCTGTTGTGGGTCTAGCCACGGCATTAGAAAACCTCGACAAGAAAAACTATTCCACTACTGCATCGACAAAGATATTTGGTCGCGCCAATGTCAGCGCTGGCACCATTTTAGTTAAAAATCGGGATCAACTAGTCGATTTAACTAAGGCACTCACTGATACAGAAACGGCATATGAACAAGCGGGAAAACGAGCGCAAAATCTAAATGCTGACTTGGAGGTAATGGAAAAGTCGTTTGAAGGCTTGGCGATTAAAGTTGGTACCAGTGCCGATGGTCCTTTACGAACAGGGGTGCAAAATGTTACTTCCGCTGTAAATGCACTAAATAATAACTTCTCAACTTTAGCTAACATTGCAACTTACGCTGTTTTACCTGTCATTGGTGCCAGAATGACTAGAGGGCTTCAAGAGCAAACCAAAGAATGGGTGAAAAATGAAGCAGCAGTCAGAAGTAATGCTAAGCAACAGGCTGAAACCGCCAGAAGAGGGATTGCTTCAGCTGATGCCACCATTAATAAACTAGCTCAGCAAGGTCAGGCATTGACTCAACAGAGCGCCATAATGAATCGGCATGGTTTACAGATGCAAGGATTGGCTAGTGAACGTAATCGACTAGTTAGACAGGAAGCGGAAGCATTAGCGTTAAGATCCAAATATACCGATCAACTTACAGCAGCTAATAATCGACTTTCATATAGCCAAAGGGCATTACGAGCATCTAGCTTAGGACTCCGAAGTGTTGTTTCTGCCTTAGGTGGGCCAGTTGGTGTGTTGGCTTTAGCGGGTTCAGCCATTTATTATTTTGCAACTAGAGCTGATGAAGCTAAGTTGAAAATAGAAGGGATGAAAGGGGCTGTGGTCGAGACTATTACTGAACTTCAGCGTCTTTCTAGGGTGAAAATAGAAGTTCAACTTGATGAAATTAAAGAAGAGCTTTCCTTACTCGAGGCAGAAAAGAAGCGTCTATATGGAGAGCAGGCTACTTATTCAGAAAAACGCGAAGGCGAAATGTCTTCGATAAAAAATGGCAGTTGGTTTGGTTATGCCACAGTTAGCCTTTGGGGAAAAGACTCTGAAGAGTTTGCAAAAGGACGAAGAAAAGTATTAAGTGAAATCGAGGATATAGATAAAGAAATTGAAATTCGGAAGCAAAAAATTGCAAATCGAGAGAGTGCATTAAAAACAGGCGTTTTTAGCCAACCGACTAAGGAAGATAAACCAGTAGGGGATGGTAGTGGCGGTGGTAATGATTTAGAAAGCAATAAAGGTTCTACACAAAAAGTTAGCCAATATCATCAATTACGTATGCAAATAGAACAAGAGCATGCAACGAGCTTGGAGCGCATATCATTAAGCGAATCGGAAACAATGCGCAAGCTCCAAGAAAACTTAAAAGCCGGTGGTATGAAGCAGGAAGAGTATGAGCGATTAAAAACACTCAATGCTGAAAATCATATGAAACAGCGTGCAGAGTTAGCGGAAAAATACTCTCCTATGCGCGCATCCATCCGAAATGAACAAGAGATGACAAAAGAGCTTAAATCACTCTTTGAACAGCAATTGTTGACTGAAAAAGAATACCAATATGCACGGCGCCAAATGGCACAAGATACGACAAAATATCGTTTATCAGAGCAAGCAAAAGGCATTTCTCTCCCTAATATCAGCATTCTTGGCGAAATAGATCCCGTTATTCAACTCAGAAACCAATTGGAAGAACAAAAAGCGCTTTATCAGGCTTACTATGAGGATGGTTTAGTTAGCAAAGAACGTTATGAACAGTTAGTTATTGCGGCTACAAATAAGTCAAAAGAAGCACAATATCAATCAAGCAAAGAGCTGTATGCCTCCCAAGGTATGTGGCAACGTATGCAAATTAATTTAGTTGATGCTGTTGAACAACGAACCGCTAATGCAATGACAGGCATGTTGATGGGAACGAAGTCCTTTTCAGAGGGCATTAAAGAATTTTCTTCATCATTAGCCAGTTCAATTATTTCTGATCTTATTCGTATTGCAATTCAAGCTCAAATTACCAATGCATTGACGGGATTAATGGGCGGTTTTGCTGGTGGCAGTAGCGGTGCAGCAAGTGGCGCTAAAGCGGGTAAGGTGGGTGTAAAAGCGAACGCCAAAGGGGATGTTTACAGCTCACCAAGCCTCAGCCAATATAGCAACCAGGTGGTTAGTTCACCGACATTATTTGCTTTTGCAAAAGGTGGTACGCCTAATCTTGGCTTGATGGGGGAAGCTGGAAGCGAGGCGATCATGCCTTTAAAACGTGGACCTGATGGATCTTTAGGCGTTAGAGCAACCGGAAGCAACTCTGTTGCGTCAGGCGATACCATTATTCATCAAACATTTCATGTAACAGGTAATGGTGATGAAGCGCTTTATCAAGCTATACAGGAAGCAGCAAGAATGGGAGCAGAACAAGGTGCATCAAAAGCCAAATCTGACATTATGCGAGACTTTCAAACCAATGGAACATTAAGAAGGAACCTACGATAAATGGCAACGATATTATCGTGGCCACAATCCATCGTGCCAGCCTCATTAAGCTGGCAACTCGTGAGTAACAGTAAAACCTTTACATCAACTTTTACGGGGAGTGTGCAGACAGTACGCTTTCCCGGCTCGCGTTGGCGTTGCAGTATGTCATTTAATAATTTGACCGATGAGCAAGCAAGGGTTTTAGAGGCGTTTGTTGCCGAGTTAGATGGTGAAAGTGGTCGAGTGAAAATTAGTGATTGGGCGCGTTCTGGTTTAACTCAACGCGGTAAACCTAAAGTTAGCCAACCCAATCAATCTGGAAAATTATTAGAAAGTAAAGACTGGTTACCCAATAGCATTGTTTTACGCATTGGTGATTATATCACGGTAAATGATGAACTAAAGCGAGTGACGGCTAATGTGATTAGTGATGCACAAGGAAACGCAACAATCCCTATTGCCCCTATATTACGTTATGCACCGGCGGTAAATGATTTGATAGAAAATGAAGCGCCATACGGTATTTTTAAACTAACTAGTAACGATCAGGGTAATTTCCAACGTAAACCGGGCATACTTACTAGCACTTCTTTGTCATTCGAGGAAGCATTAACATGAAATATCATCCCTTTAGTAATGATATGGTTAAGGCAATTAATGAGGGATATTATTTAGTTGTTGCCTCTCGTTTAGATCTTAAATCAGGTGTGGTGCGTGCACATACCGGTGTGGGTAATATCATTATTGCAGGTGAAATTTACCAAGGTGTTGGCCAGTTTGGTGCAATTGAGTCTGTGGGAGAAAATATGACCACTAGCCCACAACAGCTTATCATGAAACTCTCAGGCTTCGATTCTTCATTAATTGGCGAGGTGATGAATGAGCGAGTTCGTGGGCGAAATGCACAATTGATGTTAGTTGCATTAAATGAAGAAGGTAAACCTGCGCTTGCTGAAGTTTTATTTGCAGGACAAATATCCACAATTGGTGTGACAACAGGTGAAGAAAATGAAATAGCAGTCACTGTTTCAAACCGTTTCGAACGCTGGTCTTATGGTTTACCTGACAGATTTACTGATGAATCATGGTCTAAACGTAAAAAGGGCGATAGGATATTCCGTTATGTGGCGCAGATGGCTGATCGGGCTATTTATTGGGGTAGCAAGAAAAATGCACCTGCGTTTATTTATAAATGATTAAAGGTTTGCTATGAAAAATATATTTATTACGGCAACGTTATTATTCTGCTTTTCTGCTTCAACTTATTCTTTTGACTCCAATAAGGAATGGTATGAGGGATGCCCTAAATATACTAATGAAGAAATAGAAAACTTAAAAGGAGGACGAGTAGAAACAGTTGAAGAATTACAGCAGTACTCAAAAGAATATTTAGAAGAAAGCAGTAAAAAAATTGACTGTGAAATAAAAAACCTAGAAGAATATAAAAAGCGTTTAATTAAAAAACTAGAAATAAAAAGTAATTAAATACACTTTTTCGTCAACCCGCTTCGGCGGGTTTTTTATTGTCTGGAGAAAACCATGAGACACCCACAATGGACTACTCGCCTACCTGAAACTTTAAAGAATGCCATAAATCGCCCTTTTGTATGGGGTGAACATGATTGCTGTTTGTTTGCCTCTGATTGCGTCATTGCTGTTTGTAATTTTGATCCTTGTGAAAACATTCGCGGGCGCTACAAAACAAAGACAGGTGCATTCAGAGTATTAAAAAAAGAGTTTGGGACATTGGACGGCGCTGTGAGCCGTTTTTTTGATGAAGTTCCAACAAACGAAGCAGGGCGTGGTGACATTGTGATGTTTGAAGGGGATGAAGGAAATACATTAGGTGTTTTGTGGGCGGGTAAACTATGGGCTGTTTCAACAGATGGCGTTCGTGCGGTGAGCAATAAACCAATTAAAGCATGGAGAGTACAATAAATGGGTAAGACAGTCACAAGCGTTGTCTCTGCTGGCTTAATGATAGCAGGGGTTATTGCCACAGGTGGTTTGGGTACCGCATTAATTGTAGCCGGTATCGCTGTTCAGGCAGCAAGTGCGTTTATCTTTAAAGATAAAGTACCTGGCTCAGGTTATCGGGATCAGTCCGAACGTAAACAGATGCTACGTTCAGCATCAGCACCAGAAACGGTGGTTGTAGGTAAAACAATGATGTCAGGTTTACTTTTCTTTGCTGAAGAAGAGGAAGGTGAACAAGACGAAAATGAAGAACTCTACATGGCATTAGCCATAGCATCCCACCCTATTCATAAATTAGGTCAAATTTATTTCAATGATGACAAAATTGAAGATTTAGGCGACAACGCACAATACGAATTTCATAACAGTAGAACTGAGGCGGATCCATACCTATTAAAACATGCCCCTTCATGGAAAGAGGATATGATTGGTCGAGGGCTTGCATGGTTACGCTTAACATTACGCTTTGATCAAGAAAAATTCCCTTATGGCGTTCCTAACGTTAAAAGCGAATTATGGGGAAAAGAAATTTACGATCCTCGCACCGAAAAAACAGCGTGGTCAAACAATGGTGCGTTAGTCATATTAGATTACTATCGGCATTACTTAGGTGTTCCAGACTCCGATATTGATTGGGATGCATTTAAAAGTGCAGCAGATATTTGTGATGAAACCGTACAAACGCCAGATGGAAATAGTGAGCCTAGATACACCTTAAATGGCGCTTATGAACTTGAAGAAAGTCCTGCCTCTGTATTAGAGATGATGCATAAATGTATTGCTGGAGAGCCCACTTATATAGCGGGTAAGCATGGCATTATGATGCAAGTCTATAATGGGCCAGCATTACTCACAATTGATGAGTCACAAATTATCGATACAGTGACTGTAACGCCTGAACTTTCATTGCGTGATGCGACTAATGCGATTTACGGTACTTTCGTTGACGCAGAACAGCAATATAACAAAACCGATTTTGAACCTGTTGTCATTGACGAATGGATAGAGGAAGACGGCTTAGAAATCAAAGAAAATATGGACTACCGATTTGTTACTAGCCCATACCAAGCTAATAGACTAGCTAATCTCTATTTACGCAAAAAACGAGCTGGTCGTCGCATTCAGTTACGAATGAATTTAGATGGCTACGCTTATCGTCCTGGTGATGTTATCAAACTCGAATTACCTTCGTTGGGGATCAGTGATTTAGAATTTCGTATTGCTGATTGGAAATTTCACCCATCTGAGGGGGTAGAGATTACTCTCGAAGAAGATGGTCCTTATATCTATGAAGACTTAGCCAGTAAACCTTTTGTTAGACCCCCATTCACTAAACTACCCACTGGTGGCGTACCAGCACCTATTAATCTGGCTTTTGTTCCTCTTTCTGTTACTGACATTGTTCAGGGTTATATCTCATGGCAGAACGTGGCATCTGATGTTCGCTATAACACGGTTAATATTCTCCAAAACGGCAAAGTCATTCAATCCATTCAGGTACCGGGAGAGCGTGTAGATATTAATGGTTTAACTCGAGGCACTTATCGTGTCGAAGTGAGAGCCATTAATGTCGCTGGTGCAATGTCTGCTCCTGCCATTAGTGATTTTTCTATTCAGGCACCGCCAGCGCCGATCGGTGTTGAAATAACGCCGGGCATGTTCAGCTTAACGGCATCACCTAAACAGGGCGATAGTGCTGTCTTTGGTTATACGTTTGAGTTTTGGTTTAGTGATAAAAAACTCGCTAATCTCTCTGAAAATGAAGTGATCACCAAAACAAACAAAGTTGGTCAAGGAAACTTCTGGACGCAAGAGAATTTAAAAGCTGGCCACACGTATTACTTCTATATCAGAACGATTAACAGTTACGGTAAATCTGTTTTCGTAGAAGCCTCGGGTATTCCAGTTTCATTACCTTCAGATATCTTTGATGATTTAGATAACACGGTTAGAGAAACGGATGCGTTTAAAGAGCTGGATAACAAACTTGATTGGAATGCTGAGACAGCAATTATTCTTAGTAATGCTGACTCTCAACTATCACGCAGTTTTTTATTGAAACACGGTCAATCACAGGCTGGGATCAAAGAGCTATGGCAAGTCCGTGCAACGGATAACGAAGCATGGGCGCAGGAAGTTAAAGAAATTTACTCTGCTGTTGGTGACAACAAATCTGCAATTAAAGAGACTCAAACTTCAATTACCAAGCTTGATGAGGCTTTTGGTCAGCGATTTACTGAAATTCGCACGGAAATGGATAAGGCTCAAGCAGATATTGTTTCAAACTCTACTGCCATCTCTAACACAAATAAGGCTTTTGCTGAAAACAAAACGCAAGTTCAAGCTAAGTTTGATAAACAAGAAGGCATGATTCAGGAGAAGATGCAAGCTACGTTTGAGCAGTCTGGCGACGGCGTTGTCACCCATTCCATTAATATCACGATTGTTCATAACAACGTGAAATACAATGCAGCAGGACAAGTAATTAGTGCTCAAGTTAAGAATGGAAAGCTCGAATCATTCTTTGGTTACAATGCGAATAACTTTGCTTGGTATAACCCTGCAAATGGCAAAATGGAATTATTCATGTATGCCAAAGATGGGCAATTGTTTATTCGAGATTTATTTATTGAAGATGGCTCGATTACAAATGCAAAAATAGGGAATGTTATTCAATCAAATAATTATGTGGCTGGAAAATCAGGCTGGATAATTAACAAAAGTGGATTTAGCGAGTTCCAGAATATAAAAGCGAGAGGGGAAATAGATGCAACTTCAGGTCGCTTAAAAAATGTTGTTATTGAAGAAAGTTGTGAAATTCTAGGAAAATTAAATGTTGAAAACTTAGAGGGGAATATAATCTCAATACATAGAGATAATATTTACCTAAGAGAGATTTGGAATGATGGGAATATTCACACTATATTCAAAGTTAAGCAACGAAGTCAATATTGTACGATATGGGTGGATGGAACAATAACGGCAGATGAAACAATTCCTATTAATGCAATTCATAAGGTGGAAAACCGCGCAGTCATTGCCTATCGAGCACCAGGATTCCCTATTGAAAGAGCTATGTTTTCTGTTTTTATGGACGGCAAGGAAGTTGATTTTAACTCTCATATATACCCACTTGTTACTGGCAATGTCGCTGGTTTTTATGCTGCAAACGATATAACAATCACAATTCCACCGGGTAACAGTATTGTGGAAATAGGTATTAGAATCCCACATATCCCTGGTGAATCTAATGGAGTATTAATTAGAGGTCGAGTGTTTTTACTACCACATAGTGATGAAGTTATTTTAATTAACTGAACGGAAAAGTAATCTTATGATATACACAACAGGCACTGTTAACACAGTGTCAGGGTCTGCTATAGTCAAAGGCACTGGCACTAAATTTAAAAATAATAATCCAGCCATTAATATTGGAATGACTATTTTAATTAAATCGGGAAATACTAATATTCCGTATATGATTAAATCTGTTAATTCCGACACTGAATTAGTATTAGCACATCCAGCATTAGCCACAGCAACGAACACCACATTCTCAATTCATATTACTGAGCCAGACAATAATAGTGATGCAGCTAGAACCATGGTCGCAATAAATGCATACACGCAATATTTTCTCGATGCGATGAATACCTGGATGAGTGAAACGGGGCAGACAAAAATTGAGATGCCGAATGGGGAAGTTGTCACACTTGATAGTATTAAGAAGATACAGGGGGATATTGCCAATAAAGCTGACTTAACAAGAACGACTCCTCAAGATTTTAAAGGAGGTATTGTTTCTGCGGGTGCTGTAGGTTCAAGAAATAGTAGTTATGACTTATTTCTTAGTTTAGACCCTTCACCATCATTTTTATATAAAATAAATGGAACATACTATAGAGCAACGCTTCCTGAAAAGACTGGCAAAATGATGCTTGTTGGTGATTATGGGATTGGTGGTGATGCTATTTCATTAAAAGATACAGATCTACATAATACAAGGACTGAAAGTTATTTGTTTAGGCAAGGCGGGGGGCCTGATGACAAATATTTCTCAACGTGGGGAGCGGGAATTAATATTAAATATGACTTTGCAAATTCATTTAAACTTTTTATAAACCCCAAAGATGGATCTATAATTACTAACATTAGGAGAACTAATACAAGCCCTATTGGAATGGTTTGGAACACAACATGGGGCTCTGGCAATACAACCACAGACCCGCAAGGCTTTATCAAAAAAGCTTCCCCTATTATCAACATCAATCCTGATGGCACATTCATAACTAATGACGAATCAGAAGGTGCTACAGTTACTCGAGTAGGACAGGGTGAATATCTCATTGAAGGCGTTTTGGGCTTTAACTCAGATGCTGGATGGGGCGGTGTTGATGGTGGTATTGAAATTCCACTCGATGTTAATAAACAACCGTTGATATGGGTTGACTCTAAAGTAAATGAGGACGGCTCTATTCTCGTTAAAACGTATCACCGCACTCACCCTAATGCGCCTAAATTCGCCCGTAATGATATTGACGACTTCAACGACGGCGACCCAATTGATATTCCAATTGGTCGTTTTATCTCTGTCCGTGTGCAGATGCCAGAGCAATCAATCTATAACGTGAGAATGCGTGAGATGGAAGAGGCGCAGAAAGCGGAAGAGGAACGCAGACAAAAAGAAGAGGAAGTTTAATATAATAATTAGAGTGCTACACTAAAATATTATCATGTATAAGTTAGGTGTTTTATGAAGATTAGAGAAAATGATTTTTGGGTTTATTTTTCATCTAAAAATGAAAGTAATAACACAAATAACGACAAAATTGGTAAGTGGATGTATTTTTTTAATGATGCGGAATTCACAGATAAAATATGTCAAAAAGCAATTTTAAATAGTGTAGTCGAGCATTGTAAATATACGAATAATGCTGAATCTGGAGTTGCGTGTTTTTACTTAAATATTGATGATATTGAAGGGCATAAAAAAGTTATTAAGTTTTTTTTAGATAATAAATTAATTCCAATAAATAAATCAGGTAAATTTAAGAATATATCATTCAAATTAGACATGCAGACAATGAATCGGGAATATGGAGACAAGTTTGAAGGTAAGTTGTCATTAGAGCATTTTATTGATTTGAGTTCTGGTATTTTTAAGTGATATAAAATCAGGACACCAATAAGACACCAGAAATTGATAACTGATTGATTATATAACTCAGTCGGCCCAATCGAGCATCGACGCTATTCTGTTTTTAAATATTGCACCGAATTAGCATCTGGCAACTTCTTGCTTCTCTCACGATAAAACGCTAATCGTTCATTAAAGTACGCTCTCAAATGTGCTGGTTGTTGTCGTTCAACTTCTACGGCAATAGCCAGCATATTGAGTTTAGTTTTATATTTTATTGAAATAAAACATGTAACCGCAATTCGGACACAATAAGATTAGGTTTTTCTTAAGTTTATGTTTGTTTTGTTTGGCAACATAAGAACAACTTGGGCAGGTAACTTCTACTAGTGCGTCTTGAAACATTCTTATCACATTAAAAGCTTTCATATCTTTCACCCATTATAGGGATATCGTGATTCAGTGTACGTTACTTTGTACTAAAATGCTCAATTTTTGTTCTTTTATTTGTAGGGTTCAATGTTGATAACTGATTTCTATAACAATGACAGGCATATAGAGCCATTCTCATTTTTAGCATTACTTATTGTGGGTTACATCTATCCTACAATAAGGAATTTAAATGATATATAAATATTATGCTTTTTTTAGCGACGATAGTTTTTCACACCATGCATCAAGCGTTTCACGTTTTTCTCTTAAATAATCATACCTGTCATAATGTTTCTGAGAAACGCCGGGTCTTTTATGGTTTTGTACCATATCCCTTAACTCAGAACTAATCCCCATCTCTCCAGCCAATGTTTTAAATGTTCTTCTCACATCTCTAGGTGTAAATTTCTCAAACTCATTTTTCTTACAAAATTTATTTAATTGTTTAGCGTATTCAGATGTTAATAGATGTCCTTCTTTAGTATCACCAGGGAAAAGATAATTAGATGTTGGATACAATAGCTCTTGGATATTAAGAATATCAATGGCAGGTTGAACCAAAGGGATCACATGATAATCGCCTGTTTTTGAAATGTGGGGTGGAACCGTTAATGTATTGTTCTTTTTATCCCAATTGTCGCGAGTATTAGCCAGAATTTCCCATGGTCTTTGTCCCGCGGAATAAACGCAAAATAGAAATAGACGCGCATAATCTGAGTTAATAGGGCATTCGATGGTGGGTTTATTGAATAGCTCTAATAATAGCTTCAACTCATCCCATGATAGAAATCTATCTAACGCTTTATCTGCACCTTTTTGTCTAGGAACCACAGTGACAGGATTTCGTTCCAATCCATAAATAACACGCTCGTTTATTTTTGCTGGATCATTATCGGCAAACAAACCGAAGTTGAATACCGTATGTAGGTTTGCTCTTACTTTGTTCGAACCAGCCAAAGCACCTCGGGAGATAAATTCAGAAAGTATTCTTTTTATATGATCTGGAGTCACATCTTTTGCAGGCATAGAGGCATCAATATGTTTACTATCTAGAACCTGATTTAGTCTGTTTTGAGTTTTATCATATGAACGTTTGCCTTGTCGTTTCTGATCTTCAATGTAGTCATCAAAAAGCTGTTTTACTGTGGCGTGTTCATATTTAATTTTCTCAGGGGATGATGATTCTGTAGCTGCTACTACGGATTTTACTGCAGCATCTGCTAGTGATAAATTAGGGTAATCACCAAGCGATATAAATTTCTCTTTTCCATCTTTGAAGTAGCGGTAGACGAAAATTTTTCTTCCTGATGGATATGTTTTTACACCAAGGCGTCCGGTTCCTCTAGTCGCTGATGCTTGCCAAGTATAATACGCAGATTTCTTTGGTTTCAGTCCTCGTATTTTACTATCAGTCAGTAATACGCTAGCCAT